ATAGCATACATGCTGCAGCTCGTCCTCCCCCCCCCCCCCCGCCAATACGGCTAGTTTCACTTGGTTTCTGTCCAGTGTGCCGTCTGCGTAGGCGGTATTTATTTGGCTTATGAATGTTCGTGTGTCCACGTTGAATCCGGCTCCGCTGACTGCGTAGTTTTTGAGTGTGAGCGTTGGAATGTATTGGTGTAGCCAGTACGGCCATGTGTTTTCCGGCGTGGTTGAATCGGCGTATGAATCGCCGAACGTCACCATATAGCCGCTGTTGTATGAGTTGTCGTTGAGGGTGTTTTTTATTGTAATAATGTCTTGAGTGTTTTTGCTTATCGTGTTTTTGAGGTTGGTTGCGTCGTTGACGGTGTTTGCTCCCAATGCGGTGAGATTGGTGTCTAATTCATTGATGTTTGTGTTTATTGTAGTAATGTCTTGAGTGTTTTTGCTTATCGTGTTTTTGAGGTTGGTTGCGTCGTTGACGGTGTTTGCTCCCAATGCGGTGAGATTGGTGTCTAATTCATTGATGTTTGTGTTTATTGTATCGACGTTTGTATTGAGTTTGGTTATGTCTGTTTTGTTGTTTTGTGTTAGGTTTAACGCTGTGCTTGCGGTGTTGTTTGCTTCGGTCGCCGTATTGATGGCGGTTGCGGCGGTGCCCGAGATAGTGAGCATGTTTTTATCTATGATACGCATAGATGCGTTGTATTGGTCGGTGAGGTTGGCGGGGTCGCCTGTGTCGTATAGGTCTAGATTGAAATTGTCGGTCGTGGATGCCATTTTTTACATACCTTCCGGGTGGTGTATTTGTATCTGTACGTCGAGTTGGTGAAGTTTTTTATCTATGAGTTGCATGGCGCGATTGTATTCGTCGCGTAAGTCCGCTATCGCACCTGGTTCGTATAGCGGTAGCTTATTGTATGGTGTACTGTCCATATGCTGTCCTTTCGTCATTGTATGGGCGTGTATGGGTTGCCGGTTTTCGGATCGGTGACACGTGGCGTAGCGTCGTTGAAGATAGTGAGGTTGCCGACTGCGGCGGTTTCGTCCGTACGGTGTTTCGCTATGTCGTCCACGGTTTTGGTTGCTATTTGGTTGACGCGCGCGCCGAACACGGCTAGCTCACGGTACATGTCGCGCATTGCGATTTTGGAATCGACGTATGTGCCTTTTGTGGGGTCGTAGATTATCATCTTGTCGCCTACGTGTTCGAGATTTTCAATCAACGTCGCCAGTGATTGCTCCATCGCGCTCACACGGTTTTCGATATCGGTCTCGAAAGTCTGCACGTCCGCGCTTAGATTGTTGATTGCGTTCGTGAGTTCATCGAAATATCCGGTGATGCGGTCGTATTCGCAAGCAAGATATTTGATTATCTCCTCCGTGCTTTTGGCGTTCCAGTAGAACGCCGGTATGACCGGCGTATAAGGCCATACGCTGTACAATGGCAATGGGAGCATATGTTTTACCTCCTAATAGTTGTTTATGTTCACCGTCCACAACGGACTAAAACACTCTTCCAAGTGCTCCAATAGTAGCACGTCGATATCCATGTAGTCGCCTTGCCGTATCGCCTTTATCTTGTCTATGAAATTACCGTTGACGATGGTCTCGTATTGCGTGTCGGTTGCATTTGATGCGTAGTCCTGTCCGCTTTGCAGTTGTGTTGCCGGGAAGTCCGAATAGACGGCGCGCATCTTGTGCCACGTGTCGGTGTCTGATAGGAACATGCCGGGGTTGCCGTCCGCAAGCTGGTAGAGCGGTTTCAGCACCGGCATGAACTCGTTTATGAGTCGCATGAGGTGTCTTCGCCATCTGCCCGGAGGCATCACGCCCAACTCCCTGTCGTAATAGCGGTTTTCGATTTTTCGGCAACAGCGCGCATATTGCGCGTCGTTGTATGCGTCGTCGCGCCATGACCATTGCGGCTGTGTCCAGTCCACGCCGCCTTCGGTCAGCAGTTCGCCGAGCGTGATTGTCGTGACGGCGTGAAAGTCGTCGCGCGGTTCGCTTGGCTCGTATGCCGGTATCGTGTCATATGGTGCCATCGTCGGGCTCCTGTTCCTGAAGATTCGTCAGATAATCGTAGTTCTCGCTGATGTTGTCTTGATTCCACACAACTTCTATGGGTGCGTCGAGATACTTTTCGAACCGGGTGTTGAGCACGTCGCACGCGGCGCGGCGTTCCTCAAGCTCGGATAGGGCGCGGAGGTCGGTGGGTTCGCCGTAGTCGTGTATTTCGTCGGCGGTCTGGCGCTCCATCTTCATTGGTAGATTTTTTATGCCCAATGCCTGGTAGAACGCGTTCCATGTGTTTTGTATGTCGGTTTGCAATTCCATGCCGATATATTCGACACCGGTATTGAGCACTTGCGCCTTCATGCTGTCCGTAAAACCGGGTGTCGTCATGATTGCCATTTCACCGCCCGAGATTTGCTTTATTACGTTTACGCCCGCCGTCTGCTGTCCCGCCGGAACCTCAAGAATGAACGGTGTCTTTTGGTGGAAACGATTCTGACGGCGCGTCATGTACAGGTCTTCTATCTCATGGGCGAAAAATTCGAGCGTCGGCACCAACGGAGTGCGAGCCTTGTTGGCGTAGATGAATACGCCGTTTGAGTTGTCCACGTCGAAATGCCACCCGTTGATACCGTATGAAGTCCATTTTTTCGGACGATAATACACGTTGAAGTTCGAGTTCACGACGGCCTGAGTGGAGAAGAACACGCCCGGCTTGCTGTGCGGATATGCGATGGTGGCATAACCGTAATACAACAAGTTGTATTCGAGAAACCATGCGTTACACGTCTTCGGTAGGTTTAGCCATTTGAAGCGCGATAGCGCGATATTGAGCATTTGCGAATACGCCGTGAAATACGCCTGCGAGTTGATCTGCTGTGATTGTTGCCACACCGGCAAACCTTTTTCACCCAAACCGGCGCGCGTCGGGGGTTGCTTGTGCGTTCGTTTGCGTCCCATGTCTTTCCTTTTACTGGTTGAGGTTGGCGGTGAGATAGTCGTCGCCGATTTTGTCTGGGTCATTCCAAATTGTAACACCGTCGGTCAATCGTTCCCGTATCGTATCGAGCGCGTCGTTTCCGGCGATATCGTTGGTCAGCCACACGTCTCCCGCTTGCCAATAGGTGAAGTGGTTGCATGGCGTGAGATTGGGTTTGTTGTATAGTTTGTTGCTTGCGATCCCGTAGCGTAGCATGTAGTCGCCAGCTGCCGCTATCGCTCCATTGTCTTCGGTGACGACTTTAACGGTGATGGTGTCAAGCCCGGTGGCCTGCTTGAAATTGTCGCCGGCGTACGAACCTACCGGTTGCGCGGCGTGGTTGAGCAAGTCACGCCATGCGGCGTTCGTGTTTGAACGCGCGTTCACCATGACGCGTTTGGCGTTGTCGATTGTCTGATTGCGTGACGCCGCCGCGTTCGCGTTCGACGTGTTCGCGTTGTTGGCCGCGTTCGTGTTCGACGTGTTCGCGTTGTTGGCCGCGATGCTGCTGTTCGTGCTGTTGCTTGCGTTCGTGTTCGACGTGTTAAGCTTGGTCGATTCGAGCAGTTGCGTGCCCGCCATTGCGATACTGACCGAGTTGGCCTGCCCGTTGTATTTCTTCGCGGCGTATGCGGCGGTGTCGTTGTATGCCTGCTTGTAGGCGGCTTCCGCCGCCGTTTTTGATGCGCCGGTGGCGAAGCTTGCGCTTGATAGGCCGATGCTTCCGGCTGCGCCGAGTCCCGCCGCGACCATAGGTGCCGCCGCGCCTCCGGTCGCCGCCGTCACCGCTATTCCGGTCGCCGCCGTGCCGATCGCGCCTATTGCGGCTGTGACTGTGCCGATCGCGCTTGCCGTTATTTCCGTGTCTACGAGATTCGTCGTAAGGTCGAGCGTGGCCGTGTTCATCTCATCTATTTTGTTGTTTGATGCGCTGAGTAATAGATTCTGTTGCGTCGTGTTGTTTTTGTAGATCGCATTGGATGCGGCGTTGGAATTGTCCGTGACGGTGGAATTGAGCGCGTTCGACAACGCCGTGTTGGCGACGCTGTTCGCATTGCTTCGGTTGGTGTTGGCGACGCTGTTCGTATTGCTTCGGTTGGTGTTGGCTAATGCCACGTTGGCCGAGCGCGCGCCGTTTTCGTACGATATGATGGCGTTTTCGCGCGCTTGGGCGACCTCTCGATTGTATGCGTCCGCGCGGTGCGCGTCGATTGCGCGACGTTGCAACGCGTAGGTTGGTATGTCGTGTGATATAAGCGTTTTGAGCACGTCGGCGTTCGGCACGTCGGCGGTGATGCTGTCCCCGTTGATACCGGTAATGGTGATGGACGTATCGCCGTCGCTTCCGACACCGTCAAGCCATGCCATTTGCCGTAATATCGGATAGCTGATGGATGTGACCGTCTGCACCGAGAGCCGTCCGCAGTCCGCTATTTCCACACGGCTTGTATTGCCGATATTGTCGGATATCTCCAAGTGCGCATATGGTGCAAGATACAGCCTTGTTATTCGAGCGTATTCCGCGGAATACCCAAAATCATCCACACTCAAATCGATATTGGATATCTTCGCCCGTGTTCCGCTGACCGTGTGCCATTCGACACCATGCACGCTGACGGCGTCGCCAAGTCGCATCATGTTCGCGGTGGCGACGAAAACCGCCGTAACCTGTGACATGATATGAGGGTAATACGCGAAAAGCGCGTCGAAATAACCAGCCGATATCTTGGACGATTCGAGCGCGTACATTGTCACGTTGCTTGCGGTGAGATTATCGACGGAATTATAGGCGGTGCCCACGCCGGTGACGTTTGACGTGGAAACGTTTCCGGCACCCCATGCGAAACCGTTGACCGTCCCGTCATTGTCGGTGTATGTCGGGTCGCTGTCCGTGATGCTCGCACCGCGCGTGTTGCTCATGGCTTGCAGTTGCGCGGTTGAAAACGTGGCGGCCAAACAAATGTATCTTGCGCCGTCCTGCAAGTTAAACGGCGTGCTTTTCCTGATATTCGCCGCCGCGTTGCCGTAATCGACATCGGGCAACGTGAAATCACGGCAATTCGCGCGCGGGTTCGCCAAAAGTTTCGCCGGTGTCGTCTCGGTGAGCGGCGCGTGCCCGCGTGACAACAGCAACCCGTTTATCGTGGTCGTGTTGATGTAGTCCGTCCACACGTCGCGTTGCAGCACAAGCGAGGTCGTGTTCGGGGCTTCCGCCGTGATACGTTTGACGAAATAATGATATCGTGTCTGGCAATTGGTCTGTTGCAAGGGCGATTGCATGATGTCCACGCTGAAGTCCACGACGATGTAATTATAGCGTTGCGCGGTCATGTACGGCACCGGTATCTTCACACCGTCGGTGTCCGCGCGTGCGATATACATACTGGTGTCAAGTGCCACGGCTTCGCCGTTCAGCGCGTCGAACCATGCATCACGCGCCGCATCGTCCTTGAATTTCACCGCGTCGCGCCCGTCTTCTCGCCACTTCACGCGGCACAGCTTTATCTTGGTGTTCGGCGTCCACATGTGATAGTCGTAGGTGTTGACGTACTGCTCGTACACGTGCGCGTCGGCACCGGGGAACGGGGTTGCGCCGTCCAAGTGCGGGAATTTCATTTATGTACCTCTTTCGCATATAGTATCGGGGATACCGTTTTTCCGGTATCCCCGATACTAACACGACCGTTTTTTCTACGCCGGTATCTTGACCGTGAAGCGTCCCGTGTCGGTGTACGTATCCGTTGAGCCGTTCGGGTTTATGTAGGTGGCGGTCGCCTCCACCTCGATGACATCGTTGTTCTTCACACCGTCGCGCTGCACATGCAAGCGCGCCTGGTCGTCGACGAACGTGTTTACATTCAATGGCACCGCAACGGCGGCCTTGGCAGAATCGATATGAACGGCGCTCACCTTGTATGTCGCGGTGTTCGGCGCAACCTCCATGGTGGTTCCCGTCGGGGTGATGCTGGCGGTGAGCTTCGGCGTGAGCTGAAGCACATCACCGGGCGCGACATTCTGCTCACTCGGCGACAGCGTGAAACCGGTTACGTTCTGCGTGACGACATTGATGCTTGTCCCGGCATCGGTGGTGAACAACGCGCACGGCGTGAACGGGGACACGCCATAGATACCCCAATGGTTGAGATACATCGTGTTGCCGAGTGTCTGCGGATTGTAGAATTGCGTGGTGCCATAAAGGGTGTCGCGCACCTGATACCAATCAGTGGAAACAAGCAAAGCAACCGCGCCGGGAATGCCAAGCGTCGGCACCTGGATAATACGATAGGGAACGTCGGCCTTGTCCAACTGGAACACCGCGGAAAGCGCATCCACGTCAAGCGATGCGAGATATTCCGGCTCGATGAGCAGCACCATCTGCTGAGGGTTGGCATACGCCGGGATATCGGTGATGTTGAGCGCATTGTACTGGGTGCTCGGGAAACTCATACGCCCGGCGGTCGCGCGCAATGCCTTGAGCATCGCTTTGGCAGATGCTTCGTCGGTCGGTGCCGCATCGAGATGAACCTTATAAAAACCAAGATTCTGCTCATAGTGGTTAATAAGGGCGAGCATGATGTTCATCTCGTCATATTCGTCGGAATTGCGTGGCGTTTCCATAATTTGCGCAATGAAACGGTTCAGGCCGAAGTCGTCCACGAAGGCCTGTCGCAGTTCGTCATCGGTCCACGAAATCGGGTATTGGTCTTTTCGGTTCATCTCGTAGAACCACACGGCGGCTTCGGGACGGTGCATCTTGAGCAAGTCTTCGGCATCGTCCTTGTATCCGTGCGCCTTGATCCACTTGACGGCGATCTCCTGTACGGTGCTGCCCCAGTAGAGATTTTCTTTCTTGAAGACGCTCAACATGTTCTTGAACGGTTCGTTTTGCGCCATCACGGTAAGGCCTATGCGGTTGACCATGCCCCATACGCAGTCATTGAGATATTGGCGGTTCATGGGGTCGAACAGATAGCGCATGGTGTTCGCGACTCCCGTCTGCGTGGCGCTCGGAATGCGTTGCTGGTAATCGTCGGTGCCCCTAAGGCGCACCTTATCCAAAATCGTCGCGTTGTCTACGGCCATAATATTTTCCTCCTATTTATTGTCAGAGCGTGTAGTCAAGGTTTTCAAGGTCGTTCGCGGCGGCTTCGGCTATTGCGTCCGCCGCATCGTCTTCACGGACGATCGCACCGTTTTCGACCATCTGCGAAACGGAATCAGCGAACTTATCATAGATGCCATCGATACGTTCATCGATAGCGCCGACGCGTTCGATAACGTCGTTGAGTTTGTCGATCATCGACGTGAGCATGTCCCGAAGATCGTCGAACTCGCCCGCACGATGCGCTTCGTCGGGGGTGAGATCGTCACGTTCGGCGGTGCCCCTTTCCTCTGTGGTTTCGTCGTCCATTACTATTTTCCTTTCATATATGAAAAAAGAGCCGCCCCGGTACGATATACGCCGGTACGGCTCAATAATAGCATACGCGCGACACGGTTCGTGGCGAGCCGACGGCGCGCTTACCAAATCACGGCCATATCATCGTCGGAGTCAACCGCTGGCATCGATGATCATGTTTTATCGTCGTCGTCACAACGCCTCGCCTGGTATGCCACGGTTATTTTACACCGAACGCCCTCAGCATATCCGATATAGCGTGTTGCGTCTCCACCGTATCGTACCGCAGATATCCAAGCGCATAATAGGACGTAAGGTTTTTAATTATGGTTTTCGCTATATCGGCGGTGAGATAATTAAGCTTGTTATCATCCCGCGTAATGGCGAAATAAGGCACGTGCGTGCCCTTGTCGTATGTCGTGGCGATAAAGACATATCCACACCGTAGGTCGATACTTACACCATATTCAACGCGCATCCACCGAAACACATATGACAATTTTGCATGTGCGTGCGGCTTGCTCAAAAAATCGGTGCCGTAATGTCGGAAACGGTTTTCGGCGGTCACTCCGCCGTTGTCTTTCAGCATTCGCCCGGCCACGGTGTTCTTGGTCTTCTGCTCGGCATATTTCCTATCTTTGACATAATCAAACAAGCACGTTTTACCATCTAGCCATTGCAAACCATAATCAGGTTCCAAAGGCACACCGTATCGTTTAAAATACGGATTATACGCGTCGCACGCGTTACCTAACAAAAATATTCGCGGCTTGCGAAGCTTGGAGTCGTCGGCACGTTCACGCGTCACGGTGTCTACTAGATTTGCCAGTTGTTCGTATTCGTTACGTAAATAATGATGGTAAATGTCGTCGGGGTCTATGATTATTTCATCCATGCAGATATTACGCACATTAACGTATGTGCTTTTTTTCTTCTGCTGTTGCAATGACAACGGAATGAAATAACCGCAAGTCTTCCATTCCTTATCCCCGCTACGTCGTGCTTCGGCTGTTTTGTTATGCACTCTAAAATCCCAGTCGGGAAAAACATCATCCTCTATTATCCGGTCGAAATATTTCGCCGCCACGTCGTTGTTTTCCTCACGGTATCGAGTGACCTCAACAAAGCAAATGCCGTTTTTTATAAAGTCTTCCAGCATGTACCGGCGCACGCCGTAGGTTTTGCCGAGACCACGCGCCCCGATTATCAGATTTACATCGGCGTTACGCGGCAATATCTGAGTTCTAAGCCGATCATAATAGTAATTCGCCATCTATACTCACGATCCTTGGTGTTCCATCCGTCAATGTAAGTTCACGTGGTGTTGTCTCCACACGTCTATTATACGTAGCACGCAGATACGTAATGTTTTCCTCGTTAGCCTGTTTATCGGACTCGCCCAACCAACGCCCCGACGGATATAGTCCGATTGCTTCGGGTGCGTCCACATGCGTCGTCTCACCGCGATAATCCGTCACGGTGCCTCTATATCTGTCCCACACGCGCGGACGGTTGCGTTGCAGAGTATGGCATATGGCATAATCCACAAACACGTCATAGCCTAGCGACATTCCGACGGCTTCGGCAAAATCATGACCACCCGCTATAAGATCGCGCAAAAACTCTTCAATCGTGTAAGCGCCGTCGGGCCGCGGCAGACCGGCGCACGTCACATGCACGCGCGCGCCTGCATCAAGGCTCACGCGCGCTTTGTTCCATAACTCCACATGCCGCACGTATCGGGTGGTTCCGCCGCAGTCCTCCACCTCGAATTTGCCGATATGCTCCAACGTGCTCGCCATATCCGGCGCGGTGACGCGCACGCGCCGCATCGTCCGGTTAATCGCGGCTTCTATTGCATCGTGCAACGGTCGCAGACTTTCCAGCAGATCGGCATCGCTCACGTCCGCATCGCATCGGATCTTAAGACTGTCCGTATCACCACCGGTCACCGTCACCCTATCACCCAACCGCGCATAGACAAGCATCATGGCAATAACAAGGTGCATACGGCTACCGGCGACAATCCGCATACCGTACGTGTACAGCACACGCGGTGTCCGCGGTCGTTTGGCCGCGAAATTCTCGGGCGTGCAGACCGTCGTTCTATCCACTTCCAGCTCGCCGTCCTCCGTCACACGATAGTCCGCCTTCATCACGTCTTGCGCCTGTGTGCCATAGATACCGTTAAATTGACCTTTAACAGTTGAGCCGTAGTAGGATTGCAGGAATTTCATACTCAATTCGCCCGCCTTCGCGTCGCGTGCGATACCCTCCGGTATCGAATCGGGGATATCGCCCGCGTATGGTTCGCCCTCGGTGTAACCCTTGATGAGGTTTTTCACGTCGGTTTTCCGCGCGAACAGCATATTGGATTGCAAGGTGACATAATCCGGCGGGATTATGGTTTTAGCGGTGCTTTCGCCGTACAGCACTTGCATTTCGTCATAGTCGTACACCTGCCCGATATTCCACAATTCAATTTCGTTAACGTGTAAGACGCATTCGTCCGCCCGGTACAGTTTGCCGAATGCGTATGTTGGGTTTATTGCGGTGTCCACATAGCCGTGCGCGCGAATGCTGTTATCCTGCGTCCTTGCTCTCTCGTTATCGCTGTAATCGGTTCCCGCGCGCAGTGTTCGCACGAATTTCGAGCGCGGGCAAATCGCCACACCCCAAGCGTCGAAACACGTACCCTTGCGTAATCTCAAATTTGTGTAACGCACGGCGACATGCACCCCGGTTCTAAACGGGTCGTCGTAATGCGCCAGCACATCGGCAAGCGGCGTGGCAATGATGCCCTCGCACGCGATCTGCAAGAGCTCCGGCGGTGTCGGCGCGAATTTCACCGGCAATCTACGACCATTGATAAAAGCGTGATGCATCGATGTCACATCAAGCGACGCGACGTTATCCACCACGACACTCGCCGTCCGCGCAGATGTAAAGGTAAGGCCACCACGAAAACACGCCTTACGAAGCGCATACGAATCATAGTTCTTCGGAAACTCCTGGCCGCATGTCGTCTCGAAAGCGCGTTGCAACGTCAGTTTCTTGCCGTCGCGCAATGTGACACGACGGCCACCGATTTCACGCCGCGCCATCTGACGTACAAGCGAAGTCTTGGTGAGCACGCGGCAACCGAGCATATCGGCCGTAAGCCACGCATTGGCATGTAACAACCATTGCAAGTATTGCGGTATCACCTGCACATCACGCCGCGCATAGTAAAGCTCTTCGTCGGTCAGAGGCGTTTCCGGCGTGCGAATGAGCGTGTAGTCCCAATCGCCCACGGCCTTCGGCAGTCCGCACGTCTCGCCCATCGCGCGCAAACCGCCCATTTCGAGATAAAACGTGTCCCAAAAACGGCACACCACATCTTCGTTTTCACCCGCACACAAATCGAGCGTATACACGCTTGTAGCGGTCTGCGCATTGACATGCAACGTGTACGTTTGCGCCAGTTCCAACATGAGCGTTTGCAAATCGAACATCAGATTATAGGCCGCGATTACCGGCACGTAATCGTGCGCCGCGCCATACGCGATAAGATCGGCGATATACGCAAGCGCTTCTTCGGTGTGCCGGTAGAAACGCACATCGTCCGTATCGGGGTTATACTCCTCCACCGACGTATTACGCATATCGTTGAAAATGTACAATATCGGATATGCGCGCGTTTCGGCACCCTTGCCAATGTTCGTGGTTTCGGTGTCGAATATCGCGGCCACCCTGAAATTCCTACGTTCTTTCATCGTACTACGTCGGGTGTCACCGCAATAAGCCAAATCGGACTGCCGCCCTCAACGTCCGTGTAATCCTCCAATTCACCGACATGCATTTTCATGTTCTGCGCGTATTCCAGCGCTTTCCTATTCCGTTCCATGATTGTTTCGAACAGTTCGCTGAGCGACGTCGCCCCATACGCTCGCATGACATTCTCCAAACGCTTGTCGGGCGGTACGTCCGGACGCTGCCAGATGTTCTGCGTGTAGCGCCAAAAAATCTTGACCTTCTCACGACCGAACTCGCCCAAGGCAGACGGGCCGCCCTTGGACGCTACGCGCATCTCATGCCGGAAGATGTTGAACGCGCGCCGCTGTTCGCCGCGTTTGCCGCCGCCGCCTTTCACGGCCGCGACCTGTTTGGTCAACGTGTCGGCAATCTCGTTCGCACGCGCGTACGCGTCGATACGCATCTGCTTGTTACGGATACGGCCGACATACGTTTTTTGCAGTTCCGTTTCAAGCCGCTGCACGTACACCGTGCGTGCGCGGCGTTCGCTTTCCGGCATTCCCTCCGTAATGCTCTTGCGTATCGTGTTTATCGCCCGGCGCACCCTCTTGCGCTTTGCCGTCAGCACGTCCGCCGTTTTCCTCGCCCTTGCCATATAAACACCTCCTACGATACAAAGCAGCCCGCGCATTACACGCGGGCTGATACTTCACATTATCCCCTATCGGTTAGAGGATCTGAAGCGACTTGATGGACTTGCCGCCACCCAATGCGGTCGAATTGACCACCACCGGAATACCGCCGTTCTCGGCGTTCATGTCCGGAAACATGTCCACAATATCCAAGATACTGCGGTTGATGCCCTCGGACTGGCTGAAATAGGTGTCGCCGTCCGCCGTGAACAGATACACGTTCGTGCAAGGCTGACCCGTCTGCGGTCGGACAGCGGGCGCGGTGTACGCGCCGACCACATCCAGCCGCTTGCCTTCCCCGTAACTGTTCAGGCTCTTCGCACTGTTTCGCGCGTTGACGATCGCACGCTTGCCCTCAAAAGTTCGATTGTCAACGGTGCAGATGAAACGGCGGTTGTCCGCGCGCACGGTTTCGGTGTTTTCGATGTTCTCGGTGTTCTCGGTGTTCTCGATGTTGCTAGTCATTGTGTTTTTTCCTTTTCATATCACTCGTTAACGGCTTCGGTTTCGGCTTCGCCTTCGGTTTCGGCCTCGCCTTCGGTTTCGTCGTCGGTATCGACAAGCACGGCGCTCTTGAAGAACTCCTCAGCGTCCATCGCATACGTGTACTTACGAACCTTGATGCCATCAACCAGCACATTATACAGACCGCGCTTCATGAGTTCTTTAACGGCCTGCTCCACGGTGCGAACATTACTGTTCACGGTGACGGATTGAATCACACCGTCACGATTGTAATAGCTGATTTCACTGACCGGTAGAGTTTTCTTGATTTTCCTCATTATGGCTCCTTTTTTTTTCTTGTTGTTATTTTTTTGTCAGCTCTTTTTTGCTGACATAAAGAGTTATAGCATAGAAAAAACGGCGTGCGCAATTGCGACACGCCGTTTTAGCAACAATTTTTAATATTTAAGAATCTGACCCGGATAAATCAGACTCGGATTAGCGAGACCGTTAAGCGACGCAACACGGCTCCAATCGGCACCGAAAATCGACCACAAGGACTCACCCGCCGCAACCGTATGCGTCCGCACAACGGAAGTCTGCGCACCAGCCGCACCGCGATAGCAAACCGTCTCACCGGGATAAATCATACCCGGATCGCCCGAAGCATACCCAACCCACGCAGTCCACGGGGTCAACCCGGTGCGCACAGCGATACCGCTAAGAGTGTCGCCCGAAGACACGACCAAACACCGCGATACGCCTCCAGACGATTGCGCGGGCGTAGACACGGGCGGCACCGCGCTATCAGTATGCGCACCACTCTTGCGGTCACCCGTCGCGTATGCATCCCATTGCCAACGCTCACCGCGAAAATAGTTCAAATCAAGACGACCCACGTAGCCGTTCACGTACCCGTTCGACGTATATTGACGCATCGCCTCGCCATATGCACCGTACAGCCACGGCCTTTCCTGATAACCCGTCACCGCCATGGAAGCATACTGCGCAACCCACACGCCGCAATGCTCACGCGCATACCCGCTAAGCTGACCCAACGCACTGGCCTGCAGATATATCACCGGCCACACACGAGTACGCTCATACACACGCCGCACCCACGCATCAATCCACGCACCATTGCCAAACTGAGGATTATCCTGAGATTCCCAGTCAAGCGCAAGCACCGCACGCCCAACATACCCCTTGACGTTATCAATGAAAAAATCGGCTTCGCGTCGCGCATCGTTGCCCATCGCGTAGTGATACACGCCAATACTCTTACCACTAGACGACGCGCGCCCAAGCTGATAGTTAGCGGCCTGATTGACACCATTCGCCAGACACATATTAGTCAAACCGCCAACACCCCACGTCGCACCCGACACCACAAAATCAGCATCAAGCACGCCAGTATCGATATCACATTGCCAATTGCTCACATCCACACCGCGCATATCCGCGCTTGCAGCCGGCGCAAACACCATTAGCGACGCACATACACATACAATTAAATTACGCAACGTTCGTGTTATCTTCACCGTCGGTATTCTTCCTAAGCAATGCTATAAGTTCTTCAGTCAACACATTATTCTTCGTCATCAAATCGTTAAAATCGCTAAACGTCGTGGCGATAAACCACGCCATTCCGCAACACGCGACAATCGGAAAACCCACGCTCCCGATAATCGCCGCTATCGAACTAACATCCATCGTTATACCTCACAAAAAAAGGCCATGACACATCAAACGACATGTCATGACCCAATATATCACACTACCGATAACGATTCTCAATAGTCGTGGCCTATCCGGGAATTGAACCCGGCACCCGCATTTTATAAGAATGCCGCTCTAACCAACTGAGCTAACAGGCCAAACAACACTATACCACATCACCCCTTTCACGACCCGCACGCATCCTAGCCACCTCCCCCGCATAATGCGACATGACAAAATCAAACAACTCCGCACAATCCGGGTTTTTATTATCCTTACAAGCAAACACAGACGCTCTATTATCACGCCGAACACTCTTACACAACGAACCGGCAATATAACCAGCGTAATTAATCTTGCTCATCGTCACACCACTTACGACTATAGCCAAGAAACACAGACGAACCAAGATCCACACACACCACAGCATCAATAGGACACACTACTAATAAACCGTTACTAAGATAACACCGAACAAAATCACGCGACCTAGCACCCTTCGCAAGCCAACGAAGCAAACAATTATAATTCATGAAACTATAACCAAACATTTTAATACCTCACTTTCATCATTCCAGTTATCGCTCCCTAAAAAATTCTTCAATTTCACCGCCTGAAAAATCCTTATAAATCATCTTAAAAGTATCTGGTTCGACCTGAAAACCAAACCTATAAAGATCGTATAAAGCGTTTCCAAACGCATCAATAAGAAAAGACTCACACTGCGCAACAGTGCGGAAATTAGTACATAAAACATGCCAATGACCCCAACTTATCGTATTGTGTTTCCCTAATATTACCTGAGAATGACCCAAACAAAAATCAACATCAAATTTTTCAATAAAACTGCTCATTGATATCACCTTCAAAAACACACACAACGAATTTCGCTGATACCAAAATCATACCGCACACAAAACACGACACGCCCAAAACGTGACGATTCTCTCACGTTCAGT